CGGCTCGTTACGGTCAGGATGCCTACCGTGAAATGATGCAGATGCGTAAAGAGATCGCCAAGAAGCGAGACCTCGAAGTCTGGAAAAAAAGACGACAGATTCAGCAGATGATTGATATATTTATCGTTTCCGTGTTAGTTCTTAGCGGGGTCGGCATCATTGCACTGCTGATCTGGCTGATTAAAACCCAAGGGGGTCAGTGATGCCTATTTTGCCGCTAAATACCTCATCATCCTGTAACGTCTATTTCGACGCAGCAAGAGGGCTGCGTCCAGATATGCAAGTGGTTCATGTGTTTGGGTTCAATCGCACTATTGCGACCGCATACGAAACAGTTTGGAACAACGGCGGAGGGATTTACACATTCCCGGCTGCGGCCGACACGCTCGATCTGGTCTCAAGTTCCGCCAGCGACACCATGGGTGTGCTCATCGAAGGTCTGGACGCCAATTATCAGCAGATCAGCGAAGTGGTCACGCTAAATGGGACCAGCTCGGTCGAGACCACGAAGTCATTTTTGCGAATCAATGCCGCCAGAATCGTGTCAGGTAATAACGTCGGCAATATCACCATCGGCGATGGGTCTACGAATTTTTCCTACATCGAGGCAACCTACGGCATCCAGCAAGCAGCACTATTTACGGTGCCGGCTGGGTTTACGCTATACATCACGCAAGTCGATTTCACGTCTGGCACGCTGACAGGTAACAAATACATCACCGCCAAAGCGTGTGCGAAATTCTCAGAAGGGCCGGAGTTGCATTTCTTCGAGACAACATTTGTCACCAGTCAGTTGAAATACGATCTGCAAATACCCTATGCGGTCCCAGAAAAAACCGACTTTTCATTCGAGGCGAAATCATCGGCACAAACCAACGAGCTGACGATCTATATCGGCGGCGTCTTATTGGAGAACTGACTATGAACATATTTGATACTGCCAAGGGAATTCTTGGAGCAGTGGCACCGACACTCGGAACCGCCCTTGGCGGCCCGATGGGTGGCATGGCTGGAAAGATGATTGCTGATGCACTCGGCGTCGAGAACGACGAGAAGCAGATCAGCGCAGCCATCGCAAATGCGACTCCAGAGCAACTCGCCCAGATCAAAAAGATCGAGGCCGATTTCAAAGTGCAGATGAAGGAACTCGACATCGACCTCAAGCGGATCGATGCCGGGGACCGAGACTCCGCCAGAAAGCGCCAGATCGCACTCAAGGACCACACGCCCACCGCACTGGCGATCATGACCATGGTGTCGTTCTTTACCTACATCGGCGCCGTGACGTTTCACCCGGCAGCCAGAGGGGCGGATATTGGCTTCATCAATATCGCAGTTGGTTGGCTCGGCGGCACTGCGTCGACGGTCATTGCATACTATTTCGGGTCCAGCTCTGGATCGGACAAAAAAGACGAACTACTCAGAAAGTAAGGACCCATCATGGCGATTGATATGAAATCTTTGACCGAGCAGTTGGTCAGGCACGAAGGCCTACGCCTCAACCCCTATTTTTGCACCGCCGGGAAGCTGACGATCGGCGTCGGACGGAATCTCGAGGCCAACGGGATCTCCAAGGCCGAGTCCATGTTCATGCTCGAGAACGACGTGATCAAGATCATCAACGAGCTGGACGAACATCTCCCGTGGTGGAAGTCATTGAGTCAGGTCCGCCAACATGTGCTGGTGGACATGGCGTTCAATATGGGCACGTTTGGGCTGTTGAAATTCCAGAAAACCCTCAAAGCGATTCAAGATGAGCGCTACGGTGACGCAGCCGCAGAAATGCTCGACTCGAAGTGGGCAAAGCAAGTCGGCAACCGAGCGCTCGCACTATCCCGGGCCATGGAAACCGACACTGCGCCAGTGTGATTTCCGATCGGGTCAAAGCCGACCAGCTCGGCGCGACCTACTATCACACCGGGCGGCGCTGCAAACACGGCCATTTTTCCCCGCGGTATACCTCGACCAAGTCGTGCGTGACCTGCGCCAACCTTTGGCGGATTGAGCGCAAGAAAAAAGACAAGGACCACATCAAGAGCTATTTCAAGCAATACGATCAAAAGCGCTACCCAGACCGGAAGGATTATTTCCGCGATTACTATCTGAAAAACAGGACTCGGATCGACCGGCGGGTTCAAGTCAATCCCAAGGCCAAAGCAAACAAGGTCGGGATCAACAGTCGGCGCCGGGCATCGATAAAGGATGCCAACATTTACGAGGCCGACTCCGAGATCCAAGCGAAGATCAATAAAATCTACCAACAGATGCAAGAGATGCGGGCCGAGGGGCACGATATCGTCGTCGATCACATCATCCCCATTCGGTCGAAAAGCGTTTGCGGGCTGCATGTTCCATGGAATCTCCGGCTAATCGACAACCGGACCAACATCAAGAAATCGAACAAATACAGTCCGAATCACAATTTTCTGGGGCTAATAAAAAAAGGCCCAGTTAAGGGCCTAAAGACTCGTTAGAGTCGAGGGAGTCTCACAATGAGAACTCCCGAAAGTATCACCCAATCCGCTTGATTTTCAAAGTCTTAATTCGGACAGTTCGTGCGTCTTTGGCGGGGGTTACTCGTTCCGGGGTGGCCTTGTAATGACGTACCGGCCAGACCACTTCATAATCCCCGGCGACCGCGGTCTCGTGATCTTGCATCTCGCACATAATTTCGGTTTGCAGTGATTCAATCTCATCCGTAATCGCTTTTGATTGTTGCTCCAACTGAGCCAATCGTTCCACTCGTCCAACGAGATCTGGGAGTTCAACTCGACCACCGCCATCAGAAAATCGTCTTGCTGCGTCATCCACATTCACCGGGTCATAGTACGAGGTGGTTTCGACTCTATCATGGAAATCGCGACACAATTCGAGGATCTGCGACTGCATTTCAGGGTCCCGCCGGTAGATGACGATGTGGCGCTCGATGCCACGATATAGGGTGATCAGGACCCCGAACTGCGCGTTCACGGCCATCATTTGCATTTGCAACTGGATCGGTCCTCGGTATCCCGGGATCTCTCCCCGGCGGTAGTCTCCAGTGACCTTGCTCTCGATCGGGATCGGGCCGTGTAGGTCGATCTCGTCCTCTCCGCCATGGATCTCGATCAAGTCGCTGGCCTTGACCGTGACACGCATTGGCGCGGTCGTCAGGCCGTCTAGGCTGACTTGGAAGTAGTCTTTGCGGCAATCAATCACTGGCGGGCTCAGGATCGGTTCTGGAAGGTTCAGCTCTTCGCACGCGCTCTCGATCAGCGCAGACTCGAGCAGGTTCCCGCAGATCCCCGGCTCACCAATATCAAAGTATTCCCGCGGTTCGTTTCGGGTTGCTGCGATCGATTTTCGCAGCTCATCATTCGGCGTCGACCACGGGTGGCCGTTGCCATATTTCCACAGATACAGGACAGGTATTCTCGACCCGCTCATGAAGCGGTCATCCGATAATTTGCCAACCATTTCCGACTCCCCAATGTAAAGAAACTTGACACGGGCAGTCTGGTCTATATTATCGGGAGACACAAGGGGGAATTCATGGATATCGAACAAGTTATCGCCTACTTCGGCGGGGTTCAGGCAACCGCGCAGCGTCTTGGGGTTTCCCGCATGGCGGTTTATCAATGGCGCAAGGCCGGGGGGATTCCGTTTCCACGCCAAGCGCAGATCGAACTCGAAACAAAAGGAAAATTTACTGTACGCGGATCGCGTAGTAAGTGAGGGGGAACGCATAAGACCATGTATAAACATTGTATATACAGTTTCCGTCGCATCTCTTGTAAACCGCGCATCGAGCCGGAAAATGAATTTTGCATAAACTGTAGTTTATAAGCTACAGCAACCAAGGGGTTAGATATGGCAGGAAAAGGCGATAAACCACGTCCAGTTGATCAAAAGAAGTTTGACGAAAACTGGGATCGGATTTTTGGAAAGAAAAATGGCAATCAATAGCCGAAACAAAGGTGCCAATGGCGAGCGTGAAATCATCCGCATATTGGAGGATGAACTCGGCGTTCGGCTCGAGCGCAATCTGGCCCAATCATTCGCTGGCGGGCATGACTTGCTCGGCCTCGATGAGTGGGCGTTGGAAATTAAGCGATACCGCCAAGTGGGGATTCCTGAAAAACGGGCGTTCTGGGTTCAGGCGGTAGAGCAAGCGAATCGTGTGGGCAAACGCCCGGCGGTAATCTTCCGAGAGGATCGGAAGCCATGGAGGGTCTTGGTGCAAATCGAGACTGAGTGTTTCGAGCAGATCAGTTTTCATTCGACGGCTGAAATCTCGCTCGAGTTGTTTATCTCACTAATAAGGGAGTCATTGAATGGATCTGTCAAAGATCACAAAGGGCGGGACAATGAGACCGCCGAGGGTGCTCGTGTATGGCCCAGCCGGAGTCGGTAAAACAACATTTGCGGCGTCAGCTCGCAATCCGATCTGCATCCCAATCGAGGATGGTCTGGGGAAGATTGCAGTCGATTCGTTCCCAACGCCTCGAAGCTATCAGGACGTCAGGGCAGCACTTGATGCACTGGTCAAAGAGGATCACCAATATCGCACAGTCATCATCGACTCTGTCGACTGGCTCGAGCCGCTTATCTGGGAGCATACCTGTCAAACCAACAACTGGAAGTCGATCGAGCAACCGGGTTTCGGTAAGGGATACGTTGAGGCGCTCAGGTACTGGCGGGAATTCATCGACCGATTGAATTATCTGCGCGATGCCAAAAGCATGACGACGATCTTGGTCGGTCACTCGGAAATCAAGCAATTTCAAGCGCCGGATGCGGAGGCTTATGACCGATACGTCATCAAGCTGCAAAAGGCCGCCGCTGCGCTCGTCTCTGAGCATTGCGACGTTATCGGATTTGCTAACTTCAGATCATCCACAATCAAATCCGAAGAGCGTGGACGGATGCGGACCCGGGCGATCGGGTCTGGCGAGCGGGTACTCTACACCGAGGAACGCCCGGCATGGCTCGCAAAAAATCGGTATGGTCTGGCCTCAGAAATGACGCTCGACTGGGAAACATTCGCAAAAGCAATCAAGGGAGAGTAATCATGTTTGACGCACAAGCAATCGCCGCACAGGCACAAGAAAACGCACCGGCAATGGAACGTGGACCAATCCCGCCGGGTTGGTATGCCGTCCGGTTGGGTAAGTATGAGCGCATGACCAACAAAAACGGGAATGGATCGCATCTCAAGGTCGAGTTCGATCTCGACAACGGGCGCAAGGTCTGGAATCGATACAACCTCGAGAACAGCAATCCCAAGGCCGAGCAGATCGCCATCGAACAGATCGCGGCACTGTGCATGGCGTGCGGTTATAACTCGATCCGTGACCCATGGAATCCAGAGGAATTGCTCGGCAAGCGGTGCGAGCTGCTGATCGATCTGGACGGGACGTACAACGTCATCAAGACGTGCCGGGCACTCGCTCCGCAGTCAACGGTCGCAGACTGGAATAAAGCGGTCGCCAAACCCGCCAAACCAGCGCCGACCGGACCGACGGAGATCGATGAGGATTCTATCCCGTTTTAGGTATGATATGCTGTCGTTTCTAAACCATTAGGAGCGACAGCATGACTAAAGAAATTTGGAAAAACGTACCTAGCAAGCCGGGATTAATGGCTAGTTCTTTGGGTCGTATAAAGCTACCAGAAAGTCAATCACTTATGCCGAACGGCGGGACTCGGGTTTACAAAACAAAGCCAACATATGGTGTTGTGGCGAGGGCGTCCAAGAATGCGAGGCACTCTTTTATGAATGTTATGAGTAAAAAATACGGAAATTTGAAAGTGCATCGTGTTATTTGTGAGGCATTCCACGGGCCAGCTCCGTTTGATCGAGCTGTCGTTATTCATCTAGACGAAGATGGATTAAACAATAAACCCGAAAATTTGAAATGGGGAACTCAAAAAGAGAATTTGAACATGCCAAAATTTATCGAATATTGTAAATCTAGAACTGGCGAGAACAGTCCCAGCGCGAAAGCGAGGTTGAAGAATCGTGATTGTTAAGTCTATTTTCACTGACCCGCTCGCTGCACTCAATGAAGCTGAATATATCGCCGACCTGAAATCAGGGCCGGCGTATATTCTGCGTCTTGCAACCGGCGAGTATGTGGTCCAACGTAACAAAAAGAATTTTGACCGGAGGGTGGTCTGTGTTGTCAGTTCAAGCGGTCGGAGACGGCCTCGGATTAAAAAAATCAGGGCGGGAGTTTAAGGGTGCGTGTCCACTATGCGGAGGCGATGATCGTTTCCATATCAAAGAGGGTAAAAACCAAGAGTTACTGGTCTATTGCCGCCACGGGTGTTCGTACAGCGCGATCATGGTTCACTTGGAAAACCTTGGTCTGGTCGAGAAAGGCGCCTATGTTGCGCCGCGTTATCGGCATCAGGATTTGGATTTTGCGGACTCGATTCTACTTGTGGCTCGAGGGAATCTCGAAAAGGACTTCAAGTTTTACGCGGAAGACATTGAAACCATAAAACAAGTTATGAGCAAAGTTGACCCGGGTCGGCAGCAGAAACTCGGGCAAGTGATGCGTCAACTGATCGCACGAATTTAGAAAAACAGGGAGTCCATTATGGACGAAATCACACGATTTGAAGGGTCACCCTTCGCCGATCTCGACCCGTCCCCGTGGGACTGGTCAGTCGAACAGCCGCAATGGTTGCTCGATCTTTGTATGCCCGCCAGATCGATCGGGATGCTATTCGGGCCGTCGAACTCGGGGAAGTCGCATTTAATCTGCGACCTGATCATGGCGATGCTGAGTGACTCGCCCACATGGGGCGATCGGGCCTTGAAGGGTGGCGACGTCGTCATGTTCTCGGAGTCACATCACCACATTAAGGCCAGACTCAAGGCGTACCGCACGCACAAGCGGGCACCGCTCAAGCATTCCATGTTTACCTATCCGACGATGGGCCTTTCGATCGAGAACATCATGGACATGATGATCTGGCTATACACCCTGCCCAGAGCGCCGAAGATGGTGGTATTCGATACCTTGGCGACGTCGTTTTCATTGGAAGAGAACGACAACCGCCAAGCATCGCAGTTGATCAAGGCGCTGGAGACGTGGATCTTGCCGGCGCTCGATCCAGAGGGCGTGATCTGCATTGTGCATCACACGTCGAAAGCATCGGAAGGTCGGACCGCCAGAGGTGCGTCGGCATTGATCGGCAACATCGACTGGTCGATCAACGTCCAGTGGGACGACAAATTGCAAAAGACGGTTGCACGGTGGGAAAAGGATCGCTGGCGGTTACTTGAGGCCGCACCCTGTTGGGTTGGGACCGCCATTCGGGTTCCGGTTGAGTTCGTCAATGGCGACATGGAGATGATGGTGCTGGATTGGGCAGCGTTCACCGCCGAGGATGAAATGGCCGTCAAGGAGCTACAAGCTGACCTAAGGATGGCGAATGCGTGCGAGAAGGCGTCAAAGAAGCTCACAGAGACGATCAATCGGTTTGGGAATGCCTACCTACGGCTGGACAATAAAAGCCGCGTGCCGGCCTTGTACGAAAGCCAGAGCGTTTCACTGGGTAAGGTCATGGACAAGACCTTGGTTGATCCAGTTCGGGATTGGGTGTTGTCGAAGATCGAGGCGCCGGAGTTTATTTTTAACCGCCAAGGTGAGCGAGTGGGCTTTTTGGTGAGGGCTGAACAGTGGATGTAAAGTTTTGTCGTTGTGGTAAAGGTCCCTATAGTGTTTTTACCCTTTACGACATTTTTTTACATGGTGTTCTAAGTGGGACTTTTATCTGCAAGCAATGGACTCCTTACGTCGTCCATTTCCTTGCCGTGCTTTGCACTAGACAAAAGTCCTGCACAAGAACGCCTAGTACTTCGGGAGGTGCGAAATGATTCGAGAATTTGAATACGACCAACCCATGCTGGCGGCAATCAAGACGCTGAATTTTTTTCATGGTGACGAGGTCACGATCGGGGATCTCAAGTGGGCATTTGCACACTTTGGCGGAGGTTCACATGGTTGCATGCGTGCGATCGAGCGGGTTGAGGGTTTGGTGCCCGGGATCATCGAACCGCACTACCACCGGCGGGCTGGTGACTATTCATGGGTAACGATCGAGGTGATCAAGCGTGTCAAAGATCCGGCCAGTCTATGAGAGCAGCGCCGATCTGGCGCATGAGTCAGCCATCGCGGCGGAAATAGAAACTCGGTGGGGTTGTCAGCTCACCAAGCTACCGCGGAGCTATGGGGCCGACTTTGTGGCGGTCAGAAACGGGGTCGTCGCCGTGATCGAGGTCAAGCGGCGGAAGATCTCAATAAATACCTATTCGACGATCATGCTATCGCTGCATAAGGTGGCGGCCATGCGTCAGTGGGCGAGCATGTGCAAGGTCGAGCCGATCTTCGTTATCCAGTACGACGACGCACTCGCCTACATCAACGTGGCGGAAGATCCAGACCGGGTGGATCTTGGCGGACGACGAGACCGAGGCGACGATCAGGATATAGAGATTGTTTATCACTATTCGACGGATCGATTGAGAATCATCATGTAAAGAAACTTTACACTCGAGCGGTGAGGTGGTCTAATTAACCCATCGAAGCAAAACACAGAGGGACTACAAAATGAACGCATCAAGAATCATCGACACATTGGAAGAAGTCATCGCAACCGCCGGGATGATGAGCAAGCAACAAATCGAGGACGTGATCCAAGGTTCTGCGATCTGGGTCTGGGACAACTGCAATTCATTGAGCACCGAAGAACTCGAGAAAATCGATCGGTTGCAAGACCGTTTACAAGCGAAGGCCGCGTAAGCGGCTCAGGGGGAAACGACATGAATAATCACCAACTCGTTGAGACTAACTTGGATCACGCAAAGAATGCTTTGCACCGCGCCGCCTACTTGGCATCAATTGGCGAAAACGATCCTAAAAAAATCGACGATGTTTATCGTTTGATTTGGGATGCTATTGATCTGATCAATGAAGCCAAAAACGAGGAAGCCGCGTAAGCGGCCCGAGGGGGAATCATGGGCATCATCGAAATCGTATTCGTATTCGCAGTCTTTATCTCAGCCGCCGGCGTCACACTTGGTTTGAGCGCGCTGATCGACATCTGGCTCGGGCCTAAGTTCTGGCCTCGTTACCACAAGCGGAACTATTGGTTGTGATCTACATTGAAGCAACTTTTCATCATGGCGACTTATGCCATTACATCGTCTGGTCTGGTTACCATCAGACGTATTGGGAGCCGGGTGACTGGCGGTTACATTCTGTCGATGGCCTGAATCGTGACAACTGCGATCGGGATCTATGGGATGCGGTCGAGCAGTATGCGACACGACCTGTTTGATCTGGTCGGTGCGCTCATCGTGGCGGTAAACTTTGGGTATGCGTTGTGGATTTGTACGCAATGGGGGAAGCATGAAGGAACACCAACACGCCGAGGCGATCAGGGCATACGCCGACGGTTATCCATTAGAGTTCCGGGTAAAGCCGGGCGCGACTGATTACGGATCAACCGATGCGTGGTATGCGTGCAACAAACCGGACTTCCATCCGAACTTCGAGTATCGGATCAGTCGTCGTCCATTGAACGACATTGAGCGATTGACGGTACTCAGTCGCATCCATGAGGGGGATGAGTGATGCAGATCAGCGTCAAAGCAAACACAGACAAGATCATCCGCGGTCTGAGCCAGTTCGAGCGCAAGTTCGTACCTCAGGCCATGAATGCGTCACTGAACCGCGTTGGCACTGGCGTCAATACGTTAGTCATCCGAGACGTTGCCAAGCAAGCAGGATTACGCCAAGCCGACCTGAAGCGGCGGGGATTCTTCACACGCTTCCGATCGAACATCCGATCGCTGACGTTTGCAGTGGTGACCCGATGGGGTGCGATCCCGCTCAAAGACTTTAAGCCGATCCAGACACCGAGAGGCGTCACCGCTAAGGCGTGGGGAATCAAAACGCTCTACGACAAAGCATTCAAGGTCGATCAACTTGGCGGCCATGTATTCGCTCGGAAGACGGACAAGCGACTGCCAATCAAAAAGTTATATGGGCCAATCCCTGCACGCATTGCGGCATCGCAACAGACCGAGCAGCAAGTCGGCGAGCTGGTCAGAGAACGGATGCCACGAGAGTTGACCCGCAACCTGACGTTCTACATCAAGAAGGCGCTCGGCAGTGTGTAGTTTGGTAACACCCCACCCCCCATTTGGGTCCTTTGGTAACACAGTCTTTGCGGGTATCGTAGCGG